GGGCCATCATTGCGTCGGGCATTGGGTACGACCAAGTAATCCGCGAATTTGACCGCTGGACGCACGTAAGCATTCCAAACAAAGACGGAGACAAACCCCGACGCCAAGCCCTGATTATTGACAAGGCCGGAACGCGCCCGTTTGCTTAACTTTTCATGTTCCTGACAAACACCGCAAATGACGAAGCGGTGTCGCCAAATGCCCGCATTTTTTCAAATTCGTTGGCCACTTCGTCCAGGGTATGGTTTCGGATGGCCAAGGAACGGCAAGAATCGGGCGCCTGGCAGCCTTTTACATAGCAGAACGGACAAACCCATACCGTTTGATGAACGGGGCATCCTGGGGTATCCTGGCAAGAATTTTCGCAGCAATTCATAATTTGATCGCATTCAGGTTGAAGTTGTCGGCCATCACTTCGGCATAGTCAAAATGACGGCCAAAGCATTCCCTGAACGAAACGCATTCATCCGACCAGCCTTCAACGACATTTTTATAAATGTAAGCCTTACGTGGAACAGTAATCGTTCCGCAAATAAAGTGCAAGCCCTTTGGCGTAACGCGCCAGGCGCCACCCGCTTTTTTTGTTTCGTCATCGTTTACGCCTGGTTCAACAAACCCCCAATGCTGCAACGTTGTATGCGTTTTGCCACGCAACAGCCAGCGCGGGCCAATCTTTGGAACATCGACCCAACCATCCACATCGGAAGGGGCGCGGGAAAGCCACAGAAGGGCCAGGGCGCGTGTTTCGTTCATGCCCTGGGGGCTTACCTTGCCCCATTTCCCGCAACAGGGGCAATGGCCCCCGTCGCCTTCGATGGTGGCCCGCCAGTTGGTTTTCAGTTGCGCCAGGTAATCGCCTTCGTCGCCAAAAAAATCCAATTGCATGGCCAGCCCCTTAGAAGTTTGGCAAATCGTCGTTCATGTCGTCGAACCCGCTGCTTTGGGGTGCGCGTCGCTGTTGTTGGCCTTGCGGCTGGTCGTCGCGTTCGCGTGGTTCGTTGATGTATGCCCAACCGTCCCAACCGCCTTCCTTCAGCGGGATCACGTCGATTTTGAGCATTGGCCCGTTCTTGGTGTCGATAATCGAACCGATCCGCTGGTAACGGTTCTTTTGTTGGCCCTGGGCGTTGTTGTACGTGCCGGTGATTACGGTGATTTCGTTGATAAGTTTTGCCATGATTTATTCCCCAATTATTTTTTTAAGTTGATCGACCTTGACCGCGGTTTCAGCCAGGAACTTGATTATTTCCGCTTCCATGTCGGCCACGAAAACTTCGTCACGCGGTACGCGCTTAATGAACAGTTGCGCTTTGGCTGGCATCCGTGGATCAAATACAACGTAATCGCACCAGGCGCGGCCAGCACAAACCATTTGAAATTGCATTTGAGCGAAATACTTTTGCGGGATGGCGCCGGTCAGCAGCGTTTCAATCATCGTGGCCGTGTTGGGGCATTTGATTTCCACGCATCCGTCGTCACCCAACAGGCCGTCGGGTGACGCGCCAGCCATCGCAATGGTCGGGTGGTTGACAAAGCCCACTTCCTCAACCATGTTGCCGGTGGCGGCTTCATACGCCCCGCGGGCAAAGGGTTCCTGGTCGGTTCCCCATTGCATGGCGCTATTGGTGAACGATTCCTGGCGTGTGCCGGTGATTTGTTCGACCACCAGTTGGGCCATGTAGTTTTCGCGGCTGGCGCTATAACCCGACTTTGTGCGGGCCATCACGTCGGCCACTTTGGACGCGGTGACTTTGCCCAGGCGGGCGGCAAACCATTCGTCGGTGCGTTGTTCGATTTCGTCAGACATTTTCATTTCCTTTGGTTGATAAATCTTTTTTGGCACGGGCCACGCGTTCTTTTTTGGCTGCCATCACTTTGGCTTGCAATGCCTGGTTTCCTTGACAACCATCAAATGCTTCCTTGAACACTTTGGCCAATTCGTCGCTGTTGGCGCTGGCCTGGATTGCTGCTAAGTGGTCGGTAATGTCGGGCGTTGGGATTGCTGGCGCTGTTGGGCGTTTGCTGGCCGCGTTGCCGTCGTCATCTTCCGGTGCAATGCCACAGGCTGCCATAAGGCTATATCGGCGGGCATACGTCAATGCGCTGCCGTAACCCTGGGCATCTTGTTTGGTGGCCGGAACGTGCAGCCGACCGCACGACATGACCTGGCCGGATTCGTGAATGAACACGGTTTCGACAATCACGCCGGTTTCGCATTCGTGGACTTGTTGCGTCAAGGCAATGCCGTTGTCGTTTAACGAATCCACGACCGCTTCCACGCAAGCCGACAAGTCGGCATACTTGGAACGGAAGTGCGGGTTGCTGGATGATTTCAAAGCGGGGCCAAATGCTTTTTGTGCTTTGACCAAGGCGCTGGCAATTTTGCTGAAGTTGTTAAGTTGTTCCATGATTTTTTCCTTTACCATTTCGGGGCGCAAGTAACGTCAATCACAACGTCGGCGGTGTATCCGCTGACCTTGCGTTTTCCGTACATCAACACGGCGCGAAGGTTGTTGGCCTGGCAATCGCCAATGGCCGACACGACTTCGTTCCGCGACATGGGTTGGATTTCTTTATCCAACACCAAATCTTGTTTTCCGCTGGTGGTCGATGTATTGGCGCAACCGGTCAACCAGGCGCCAACAACAATCACCAGGGCCAACAAAACCAACCAATTCCAGGCGCGTTGGTAGCGCGTTGGTTTTGGGTAATAAGGGCCATCAACATCGATGCGAATAGGTTTTTTCATAGCAGTTACTTTCAGAATGGTGCGGGCGGCAAGTTATTCCGCTTTTGATTTTGGTAATCGCGTTCTTGCTTACGCGTCCAGGGGATTGGCCCCCCTGGCGGCGGGAAAGGCCAGTTAGACATTTGCAATTTCTTTGGCGTAGTTGATGGCCTGGGCAAACATGGCCACGGGATAAATGCGGGTGGCCACAACCATTTCGGCATCGGTGTCCAACAACGTGACGGCATAACCTTTTTTGACCTGGGTTACCAGGGAAGCAATGCCATATTCCGCATTCACAAACGTTGCGATTTGGTTGGGGTTGGTGATGGTGACGGCGTTCATGCTGCAACCCCTGACAAAAATTGTTGAACCTGATTCATTTCGTCGGCGCTGACTGTCCATTCAGGAATGCCGCCATCAAGCGAAAGGCCGTTGGGATATGTGCCATCCATAATGGTGTCAACGTAGTAACGAGACACAAATTGACCACGGCCCATCCAATCAGATTGGTTGTAGCGTGAATCGTAGAATTCGACCATTGGCGCTTGGTCGTTTGTCAGGCAGTCATTCCGGCCGTATTTTTCGCCGGTTTGAACTACGCGAATGTTGTATTTGCCTACATTTAACATTTTAATTTCCTTTTTAAAAGACCCGTTAGGGCATGATGTGATTTTAAGCCAACTTAACTTGCGGTGTCAATAGGATCAGCAAATATTTTTGCAAATCTTTCACGAACTGCAATTGCTTCACGCAATTCGGCCAGGCTGGCGCGTTCCAGGTAAACGCCGCTGACGGTGGCGGCGTAGAACACGCGGCCCCCGCGATGTACCCTGGTGATTCGGATTGTCATTTCGTTCCCCTTAAAAGATGGCCATTGCAAGCCAAATCAAAACATAGATGGCCGGTGCTGCCACCAGCGCCATCCCCAAAACTTCCCAATCGGTTGGTTCGCGGTTCATGGCGTCCCCTTTATGCGGCCTTGCGGCCAACAGCATTCCAACCGTAACCGTCGTCACCCAAGAACCCGACACGGGCCAGGGTGGCGCTTTCCTTTGTATCGCAAAGGCTGATTTCCTCAACCTTGGCCATGATGCAGCGATTTGCTTCGTAATCCAACCGGTCGGCAATGTAGGCGCTGTCGTAACCGTCGGTAATGACAGGCATTGCGTAACCGTAGTATTTGCAAGCCGCTTCGACTGCGCCTTCCAAAAATGCTTTTGTAAATTTGCGATTGACAAAAACAAAGTCAGCACCGAACCGAACTTCCTGGCCATCCAAGGCGCCGTAATTGCTGCCTTTGTAATCGGTCATTCCGTCGAAATAAGAACCTTCAAACATACCGGCCACCGCTTTGACCTGGTTGTAAGTTGGGCCGTTTTCGTAACGAATATTGATGCTGGCGCCGCCGGAATAAACGCTAGAACGGACGGCAAACTTTACGCCAGGAAAAGATTCTTTGAGAGCAGCGCGAATGAGTTTTGCGGTTTCGGCGCATGAGAGGTATTTACGATTTGACATTTTGATTTCCTTTTAAAAGACCCCGTGCAATTTGTTAGGGCATAGGTGAATATTAAGCCCGCTTAACAACATTGTCAAACACTATTTGTAAAGCCCCCTTAACTTTGTCAGGTATTGCCACTCTTGACAAGATTTGCAAGGCCGCTTAACATGGAAAGATGGATAAAGAAAAAGCAATCAAACTGGCTGGATCGGCCAAGGCTTTGGCCGAACTGTTGGGAATCACCAGGGCGGCCGTTAGCCAATGGGGAAGCGATGTTCCGTCGGCACGGGTTTGGCAGTTGAAAGCGTTGCGTCCGAAATGGTTTAAGGGCTAGAATTTGTTGGAATCCGGCTAGGGTGGAAGTCATGAGCCACCCGAAAAGCGAGCCCACCCGCCGCCGTGATTTCTTTTTTATGTGGGACAGAGTGAGGGAAAAATGCACTATTACCAGCATCACATTGGTGACTTTATAAAAGCCACCGCCAGGTTGACCGACGGCCAAGCAATGGCCTATTTGCGGTTGTTGTGGATGTACTACGACACCGAAAAACCCCTGAAGCCTGACACCAAAATCCTGGCTTTCCAAATTGGCGCGACCGTTGAAGAAACGGAATTGCTGTTGGAATCGTTTTTTTGGCTGGCTGAAAACGGATGGCATCACACACGATGCGACCAGGAAATCGCAGAGTACCGAACATTCCTGGAGAAAAAATCCAACGCCGGTCGGGCATCCGCTGAACGTCGGAAGCACAACAGCGCAACAGGTGTTGAACAGGTGTTGAACGAGTGTTCAACGGATGTGCAACTAACCACTAACCACAAACCATTAACCATAAAACCAAAGAGAGAGAGCCAGCGCGGGACGCGCCTGGCCCCTGACTTTCCGCTGTCGGATGAATGGGTTTCTTTTTGTCACCAACACCGGCCTGAACTTGATCCGCGGGAAACGTTTGAGGGGTTCCGCGACTACTGGATCGCGCAGCCTGGCCAAAAGGGCGTAAAAACCGATTGGACGGCCACCTGGCGCAATTGGGTACGTCGGCAACAGGCAGCCAAGAAAACAGCGTCAGAGGCCCGTTTGGCGCAAATGGCAGCCCTTACCCGCGGCCTGGCAACACCAAAACCAGTACCAGCCCCGTTTTGGGCAAAACCTGAGCAAACCGTGGAGGTGTCCGATGTGGAACGCAAACGACTTTTGTGATGCCGAAAGCGGCTTTGATTACGTGTTCAGCAAAATGAACGCGATTTATGGCGCCACGTTTGCCAACCATTGGCGCGACGTTGACCCCAACCTGATTCGCCAAGTGTGGATTGACGAATGCGGCCGCGGCCTGACCTACCGGCCAAAGATGGATTACGCGTTGCAGCACATGAACCCCGACCGGCCACCGTCAGCCCTGGCATTCAAAAAATTGTTGATCGATGGCCCGCGCATTCCTGACAAACCTGAAACGCTGATAACCAGGCAGCCGACATTGCACGAACGAATTGCCACCGAAAAAGCAAAGGTGGAAGCGTTGGCCAAATTACGCGAAATGACTCAACATTTGAGGATGCCTAAATGACAACAGATCAAAATTCCAAATTAGAAATTGAAATTTTAAAAAGTCAAATTTCAGCCAAACAGCGTGAATGCAACGAAATTTATGGTTTGTTGGCTTCGGCGCATTTAAACCTAAAACAGCATTTGAAATATGGTTTTAATGAAAAAACCGCAATATCTACATTGATTTCCGTTGGCCAACATTACCCAAAATTAAAAGCCGAAATGGAAAAAAATGACACGCAATGAAGGCCATTTTTTGTTAAACAAAATTCAAGAGGGGCAAACTTTTGACTTCGACCAAATCACCGCAGCCCTTATTGCAACCGGCGACCTTGCCGGATGGCGAGAAACCCACCTGGTCGGAAGCCTGGCGGCGGGAATGCGAAGCCAGGGATTGGTTGCGCCGGTGGAAATTGCACCAGCGCGAGAGGGGAACCAGGTTTGCGAACGGGTGGTGGATGGACACGATAGCGAAAATCGAGAAAATCCGCGGCCCTGGTGCAGCGCATACATTGCGGCAAGATATGAATAAGGAAAAAACAAAATGAAAATTGATGTTCAAAAAATGCACAGCGTTGGTTTTGGAATTTTGTTTTTTTCAAGATATGGCATTGGCATTCAAATTGGAAGACGTTGGTTTGGAATCAAAAAATGAGAGCCGCAAGGATTGACGCAAATCATGAACAAGTTGTATTGGCATTACGCACGGCTGGCGCTACGGTTCAGTCTTTGGCGGCTACTGGCAAAGGTGTACCTGATTTGTTGGTGGGATTTCAAGGCAAGACGTTGCTTATGGAAATTAAAGATGGCAGCAAAACGCCTTCGGATCGGCGTTTGACTGAAGACCAATTGAAGTGGCACGGCGCCTGGCGTGGCGGCCCCCTGGCCGTTGTGGACGGCGTGGACGCGGCATTGCGAATGTTGGGGGTGTTGAAATGATTTACGAACTACACAACGCGCAGCAAGCCAAAAATTTGATGGCTGGCCACAAAATGCGCTTGGAAGTGAAGCGATCCACAAGGTCGTCGGATCAAAACGATATGTTTCACGCCATCATTTACCAAATTTATTTGGCCATGCGCGTGGCCGGTTCAACCTGGACGGCCGACGATTGGAAGCGCCTGTTGATTGACCAATGGGCGCACGAAACCGACCGCAAGATTGGCAAGGTGTCGCCAAGCCTGGATGGCCAGCGCGTCGTCCAGTTGGGTTGGCAAACGCACAAATTCACCATTCCCGACGCCACCGAATTTATTGAATGGTTGCTGGCCTGGTGTGCTGAAAAGGGGATTGAAGCGTGACCGGCTGGCGCAAAAGGCAAATTATGGAAATGCAAAAACACCCCTACGTTCGATCAAAAAAGTTGTTGCGCCTGGTGGCCAGCCTGGATTGCCAATTGTGCGGCAGCGGTCATTTTGTCCAGGCAGCACACACTAATTGGGGCGGCGGCAAGGGCCGCGGCATCAAGGCCGACGACAACCTGGTGGCCGCGCTTTGCATGAATTGCCACCACGACATTGACCAAGGCGCCCAATGGACAAAACGCGAACGGCAACAAGCCTGGTGGGCAGCGCACAAAAAAACGGTTGATTGCCTGGTTGATGGGGGCAAATGGCCAGTTGACGTCCCAATCCCCAATGAGGCAGAATGGGAACGGTTTTTTGAGCAGTTGACTTAAACGGGGGTTTCGCCCCCCGCTTTTTTCCATTATCATGGGCAAATATGGAAAACGAATCAGCAGAATTTGTTGCAGCATTGCTGCATTCAGGAACAGTTGCACACTTCATGCATCTGTCAACGAATTCCTATGCACAACACAAAGCCCTTCGGCACTATTACAACGACATAATTGATTTGGTTGATAGTTACGCTGAATGTTTTATGGGCCGTTATGAACAGTTGAAATCCTGGCCGCAAGAATTCCACAATGCCAAAAACCCCGTGGAATATTTCACCAGTTTAAAAGATTTTGTGGAAGACGCCCGCAAGGAACTTCCGCAAGATACGGAATTGCAAAACCTGGTTGACGAAATCGCCGACCTGATAAATTCCACGTTGTATAAACTTCGATTCCTCAAATGAAAGGCAAAACCATGTCAGCAATGCAACAACCCAAGGGCTACGGCCAAGGCAGCAGCGCCAAAGAACCTTCCGGCGTAAAAGCCAGCGACGCCAGCGGCGAACGCAGCGGAATGATTAAAAACGGAATTGCAATGGGCAAGGCTGACAATATCAGCCCTGACAAACAATTCAACGGCGGCCGCAGCAGCGGCGTTTGCTACACGCACACCCGCGCTAAGTAATGGCCACCCCGCTGTCAGCAATGGCGGCGGTGCAGCCAGGCCAGCCGCCGGTCGGAAACCGGCTTTCCGCGCTTGCACCGCAGCCGCAAGAGGAACCGGTAAATCCGATTACGTCGGAATATGCCGATCGCTTGCAAACGGACTATCCTGGCCTGGTTGCGGAATATCAACGCCTGGCTGAATCAGACGAAGGGCGCACATTAAACACCGATGTGGCCCGCGAACTGTCACCGCATTACCGCGCTGACCGCACCAAATCCGCTGACGTACACGAACCATCCAGCGCCTTTGTCAAGCGTTTATACGCTGACAAGTTGGCGCAAAGAACGCCTGAAGGCCGCGACGCAACCGTAATTTTTACGGCTGGCGGCACAGGCGCGGGCAAAACCACCGGTATGGACATTGTGAAAAAGGTCAATTCAGCAGCCGGTCGGGCTGAAATGACTTACGACACAAACATGAACAAGTTTGAAACGGCAGATAAAAAGGTCGCCCAAGCCTTAGATGCTGGCCGCAAGGTTCACATTATTTACACCTACCGCGACCCCGTGGAAGCCTTGGAAAATGGCGCATTGAAACGGGCGTCACGCATGGAATCACAAATGGGAACTGGCCGCACCGTCCCGCTTTCCGAACACGCAAAAACCCATTTAGGCGCCCGCCAGGCAATTGAACAATTGGCAGCCAAATACCGAAACAACGGCAAAGTGCAGATTCAGGTAATCGACAACAGTCGCGGCGCCGGTAAAGCGCAGTTAAGCAGCCTTGACAAGTTGCCTAAACTGAATGAAAATGAAGTGAGGAAAGGATTACAAGATGCCCTTGAACGAGCCAAAAAATCAGGCGCCATTAGTGACGCCATCTACCGTGGAACCGCTGATTACGCCAGCGCAGCATCGGGAAAATAGAATGCACGAAGCCGAAGGTAAGACTTTGGGCGCGGATTTTGCCAATGCCTTAAATAAAGGCGTTTTGAGTGGGGAAATCCCTAATGGATAAACCGACTTGCAAAAATTGCGTTTATTTTTTGAATGCCCAGGTATTGGGAACTTGCCGACGCAATCCGAATCCCGTGAACAAACATCATTCCGATTGGTGCGGTGAACATCAAGGTGGAATCATGATTGCCGCCTTGCCGGTTTACGACATTATGACGGACACCATTACAACCCCCGAACGTAAAAAGCCTGGAAGGAAGCCAAAAAATGGTAATCACGCCGTTGCATGATCGCGTCCTGGTCAAACCCATCGTCCGCAAATTGTCGGAGGTTTTGATTGTGGAAAACAAGGAAAAATTTAACGAAGGCACAATTGTGGCCATTGGCCCCAAGGTGAACGACGTGAAAGTTGGAGAACGCATCAAATACGGCAATGGCACGTATTTGGATTGGCCGGTTCACAAAATCGACGGGGAAGATCACCAGTTGATCCAGGAAGGCGACGTGGCTTGCGTTGTCGAGATGGATTAAGAGATACTACGCACTAGGCAATTTTGCCCGCCCTTTTAACATACAAAGGAAAATCAAATGTCAAATTCAATCGCAGTCGGCGTCGCATATAACGACCCCGAATTCTCAACTGTTTACGCAACCGCAGAGATTGGCTATTCAACAGCCGCCCAAGGTACAGTCACCCAGGCCACCGACAAATCAACGGGCGTGACTTTAAACAAATCGGCTGGTCGCATCACAATGAACAACGCTGCTTTGGCTGGCGCCACCGCTGTTTCATTTATCTTGACTAACAGCCTAATTTCAGCGAATGACACAATGATTGTGAATATTGGAAGCAATACTACTGGTAGCGCTCTTGGTGCTTACACCACTTATGTTTCTTACCTTGCCGCTGGTTCTGCCTTGATTACGTTGCGTAACTTGACCGCTTCTACTTCATATTCAGAAGCCGTTGTCATCAATTTTGCCCTCCTTCACGGCCAATAAGGAAACCGCAATGCTGACAGTAGAGAAAATTACCGCCCGCATTGCCGAATTGCAAGGATTGGCCAAGCAGCACGAAGCCATCCTTTTGCAAATCAGCGGCGCGATCCAAGAATACCAAAACGTATTGGCCCAGGCCAGCGTTGAAAAAGGGGAAGACGATGCCGCTAATCAGGTCAATGGCGCAGAAGGCGTTTAAGCAAAACGTCAAAACCGAAGTAAAGGCCGGTAAGCCCGTCAAACAGGCGGTGGCCATTGCTTATTCCGAAAAGCGGGAAGCGGCAAAAAAGCCAGCAAAGAAAAAATGACCGTCGCAACAGCACCCAAGAAACGAAAGCCTAAGGCAGCCGCCAAGGGTGTTGCCGCGCCCGTCAAACGTCCAGTTGGTCGCCCCACGGTGTACCAGGACACATTCCCCGACATGATGATTGAGTTTTTTAGCCAGCCGCCCACCAGGGAAGTGGTCAACCGCGACGCCAAGGGCAATGAACACACTCAAACCCTACCTGGGGTTTTCCCTACGTTAGCGCGGTTTGCCACAAACATTGGGGTGACAAAACACACCCTTCACGATTGGGCGACCGCAAAGAATATTGAAACCGGCGAGTTAACCCACCCTGAATTTTCCGACGCCTACAAAAAGGCCAAGGATTTACAGGAAGCCAACTTGATCGAAGGAACCATCGGAAACGCCTATAACAGCACGTTTGCGATATTTACGGCCAAGAATGTCCTGGGCTGGCGCGACAAGATTGAACAGGAAATCACCGGCAAGGATGGCGCCGCCTTTGCTGGCATCCAGGTAACCTTTGTGACGCCCGATGGATACAACCCCGACAATTGAAAACGCCATTGCAAAAGCCGAATTTCCGGTTAAGTTGCAAGGATTGTTCAAAAAGGCCCGTTATAAAGTTTGCCTGGGTGGCCGCGGCGGTGCAAAATCCTGGGGAATATCACGCGCCCTTTTAATCTTGGGCGCCAAAAGCCCGCTTCGCATATTGTGTGCGCGGGAATTCCAGGCCAGCATTAAGGATTCCGTCCACAAACTGCTATGCGACCAAATCGAAGCCCTGGGATTGCTGCCCTTTTACGAGATTACGCAAACGTCGATCCGTGGCTTCAACGGTACGGAATTCGCCTTCATCGGCCTGAAGAACAACCCGACCAACATCAAGTCATTCGAAGGCGTGGATATTTGTTGGGTGGAGGAAGCCCAAACGGTCAGCCGGTTGTCTTGGAACATCCTGATTCCGACCATTCGAAAACAGAATAGCGAAATATGGGTTTCGTTCAACCCTGACCTGGAAACCGACGAAACTTATCAGCGGTTTGTCGCCAAGCCCCCGCGGGACTGCATCATGATGCGGATTAACTGGTCGGATAACCCCTGGTTTCCCGAAACCTTGCGCCTGGAAAAAGACGCATTAAAAGACCGCGACCCAAGCGCCTACAACCAGGTTTGGGAAGGAATGTGCCGCAAATCGGTTGACGGCGCTATTTTTGGCAACGAAATGCAGCAAGCCGAAAACGACAATCGGCTGACAAAGGTTCCTTACGATCCAACCAAACCGGTTCATGCAGTTTGCGACCTGGGCTGGTCGGACGCTACGGCCTGGTGGTTTGTCCAATTCATTGGGATGGAAACCAGGTTGATTCGTTACTTTGAAGGCAGCCAGCGCACCATGACCAGTTACCTGGCGCAGTTGCAAACCTTTGGTTATGTGTACGACACAATTTGGCTGCCGCATGATGCCGAAAACAAAACCCTGGCAGCAGCCGGTCGCACCATTGAAGAAATTGTGCGAAGCGCCGGATTCAAAACCAGCGTAATGCCACGGGTTCCGGTGGTCGATTCGATCAACGCGGCCCGAACCATATTCCCAAATCTTTGGTTTGACCGCGAGAATTGCGCCGATGGCTTGAATTGCCTTCGCCATTACCGTTATGAGGTTGATCCCGAAACGGGCCAATTCAGCAAGTCACCATTGCACGACCAATATTCCCACGGCGCCGACGCATTTCGTTATATTGCATTGATGATTAAAGAACCAGCCACCCGCAAAAAAGCGCGGATGGTTGCCGAAACCACCGGTTGGATGGGATAATTTCAGGAAATAAGGGGCGAATATGTCAGATTACCAAGACCAATCGGAAGACCCACGCATCCAGGACGCCATTAAGTTTTTGCGCCTGGTTGGTGAAGCCGATTCAAACAACCGCCAGGAAGCATTGCAAGACCTGAAATTTGCCGCTGGCGATCAATGGCCGGTGGAGATTCAGAACAGCCGCAACATTGAAGCCCGCCCGTGCCTAACGATCAATAAGATTGACGCCTATGTGCGCCAGGTGTGCAATCAGCAGCGCCAGCAGCGCCCCAGGATCAAGGTTCACCCCGTCAACAACGAAGGCGATTTGAAGGTGGCCCAGGTGATCGAGGGCATCACCCGCCACATTGAAGTCAACAGCAACGCCGACACCGCTTATGACACCGCGTTTGATTACGCCGTGCGAATGGGTTGGGGTTACTGGCGCGTGGTAACCAATTACACGGCAGAAAATTCGTTCGACCAGGACATTTACATTGAAGCGATCGACGATCCGTTTTCCGTGTATTTTGATCCCAACAGCGTGGCGCCCGATGGTTCCGACGCTGAAAAATGTTTGATTACCAGCGTGGTGGCCAAACACGTTTTCCGCGAAATGTACCCTGACGCCGATGATGGCGTGGGCTTTTTGCCCCGCGCAACGGGTGATTCAACAGCGGAATGGGTGACCAAGGAAGACATTAGGATTGCCGAATATTTCTATATGGTGCGCGAAAAGCACGACCTAGTGATGCTGTCCGATGGAACCAAAGAATGGGCCGACAAACTGCCGCCCAAAGAAACGTTGGACGAAGCGGGCATTATTGAAGTTGACCGCCGCCCATCATTTCGCAAAAAGGTAAAGTGGTGCAAGATGACCGCAATGGAAATCCTGGAGGAAAAGGAATGGGCGGGCAAATATATTCCCGTCGTGCCATGCTACGGCGCCCAGGTGGTGATCGAAGGCAAACGTAAAAAGTACGGCCTGGTTCGATTTGCCAAAGACCCGCAGCGAATGTTTAACTTTTGGCGCACCGCCACCACCGAATCCATTGCCCTGGCGCCCAAGGCCAAATGGTTGATGGCTGAAGGCCAGGACGAAGGCCACGAAAACGAATGGGCATTGGCCAACATCAAATCGTCGCCTGTCTTGCGTTACAAACAACGTGACATTGATGGCCAGCCCGCGCCAGCACCAACCCGTTTGCAGCCCGAACCGCCACCGGTCGGCATTATGTCGGCAGCCACGGAAATTTCTAACGATCTTCAAACCGTCCTGGGAATTTTTGACCCGTCGCAACAAATGCCTGGCAATATGTCCGGCAAAGCCTTGATGGGCCAGCAGCAGCAAGTCGATTTGTCGAATTTCCATTTTTACGACAACATGACGCGTTCGATCAAGCAAACGGGCAAAATTATCTTGGATTTGATTCCCAAGATTTACGACACCCAAAGGGTGATGAGAATCATTGGCGTGGACGGCAAGCCCGACATGACCACCCTGAATGACTTGCAAGCCACCGGCGAAGTGCTAAACAACGTCACCGTGGGCGAATACGATGTGGTGATGGATACCGGCCCAGGTTACAACAGCAAGCGCCAGGAAGCGGTTGAAGCCATGATGCCTTTGATGGCGCAAAATGAAATTTTCCAAGCCGCGGGTGACCTTTTGTTCCGCAACATGGACTTCCCTGGCGCCGACACAATTGCAGACCGCCTGGCTGCAATGAACCCGTTGGCCAAGATTGATGACAAGTCGCCGATTCCACCGCAAATCCAAATGATGATTATGCAATTGCAGAAAACCGTTCAGGATCAACAGCAGCAAATGCAAGCGATGGGGATGGACATTAAATACGGCATTACCAAGGAAGGTGTGCGCCAGGAAGGTGAAACCCGCCGCGAACTTATCAAAGGTTACGCCAAGGCGCACGACACCGAAACGATGGCCGAAGTTAAGGCCAACGACCAAAACACCCGCGCAGTCACCAGCCAAAACAAAACTGAAATTGACGCCATTGTTAAATTGGTGCTGGCCAACATCAATCCGTTGGAATTAAAGCGAATGATTGATCGCATGAACGCCGAACAATACGCATTTGCCCAAGCGGCTGCCCAAGACGTAAACACCGGCGCCCCAATGTTTTTGACCGGAATGGAACAGGCGTCAGGATTAAACCAGGCGCCGCAAATGCCAATGCAAGCCCCGCAGCAAATGCCCCAAGGTGGCCAACCAGGTATGGGCCAACCACAAATGGCACAATAGGGTTGACAATGTAAATGATTTCGGTTAACAATCGACCAAGCCTACCGATGGGTTTTCATCGGGTTTATTCTTAGGGTTACCCTATGTCAGACAATGAAGTAGTGGAACGAGTTGCCGGTAACTTGGTGACAAGTGACAATTTAGCGGAATTCACCGCCCGTAAGTTAGGTTTAGTTGATGTGCCAGCGGAATCCGCGGCGACGCCAAAGTCGAAAGACCAGGCAGTCGAGCCGGACGCCGAAAGCAATCAGAGTGGACACGACGGGGAAGGGAATGAGGCGACGGTAGAGGAAGATCAGAAGGATCGTAAACCGAACCCGAAGATCGAAAGGCGTTTTTCGGAGATAACCAAGCAGCGTGAGGAAGCGCGTAAAGAAGCGCAACGCGAACGTGAAGCAAGGGAATCTTTGGAAACCAGGTTTAAGGAACTGGAAGCCAAGGTCAACCCACAAAAGGCGCAAGCCGCGGATGACCTGGGGCCGGAACCCAAGCCTGAAGAATTCAACGATATGTTCGAATACGCGAAAGCGTTGGCTGAATTTACCGCTGATAAGAAATTGATGGAACGGGATAAGCAAGTGGCCGAACGCCAGGCCGCGGAACAACGGGTTCAATTCGAAAAGGGTTGGGCCGACCGCGTGAATGCAGCGAAAAGTCAATTGCCGGATTTCGACGAAATGGTTCAATCAAGCAACGTGTCGGTTTCCGATCCGGTGCGCGATGCGATCATGGAGAGTGACACGGGGCCACAAATCCTGTATTACTTGGCCGAAAACCCCGAATTTGCCGATGAACTTGGCAAAAAAACCGTTATTTCAGCCCTTCGTGAAATTGGGAAGTTGGAAGCCCGCTTCGAAAAAGCACCAACCAAAACGGAAGACGAACCGGAAGTGCGAACCGCCACCGTGAAATCAAGAGCGCCAGCGCCGATTTCGCCAATTCGTGGGGCGATTTCCAAGACTGAAAACAACGTGGATGCCGACGGCAATTTCCACGGAACTTTTCAACAATGGAAAGCAGCCCGACAACAAAAGCGTATCCGCTGACAACGAAACCCTTTTCAATAGGACTTAAAAATGGCTAATAATTTGCTTACCATCAGCAAGATCACCAACGAAGCGTTGATGGTCTTGGAAAACGAACTTACGTTCACAAACAACGTCACCCGCGAATACGACGATCAATTTGCTGTCACCGGCGCCAAAATCGGTAACACTTTGAACGTTCGTCGTCCTGGTCGTTTCATCGGTACAACTGGCCCCGCGCTGAACGTTGAAGACTTCAACGAAACATCTGTGCCTGTTACTTTGTCCACGCAATTTCACGTTGACACCCAATTTACTAGCCAAGATTTGGCTTTGAGCCTGGACGCATTTTCAGATCGAATTCTCAAACCCGCGATTGCGGCCATTGCGAATAAGATGGATTATGACGGCTTGACTATGGCCAAAAACAACGTGGCCAACATTGTCGGCACGGCTGGCACACCGCCCACCGGCTTGATTACTTACCTGACCGGCCAGGCTTACCTGGACAGCGAAGGTGCGCCCCGTGACGGTCGCCGTTCTATCGTGATCGAACCGTTCACTTCCGCAACCATTGTTGACAGCCTAAAAGGTTTGTTTGTTCCTTCCGATGTGGTTGGCAAACAATACACCAAAGGCATGATGGGCCGCGATTCCGCTGGTGCAAACTGGTACATGGATCAAAACGTTGTGTCCCAAACTTTTGGTTCTTACGCAACCGCTACATTGGCTTGCGCGACAACCACCGGAACCGGCTTTTTGTCAACCGGTTGGGCTTCAACGTCCACCATTGCATTGACTGCAACGACCGCAACCGCTGGTTTGAAACAAGGCGATGTGATTCAAATCGCTGGCATTTATGGCGTTAACCCACAAAACCGTCAAAACTACGGCAAAGTGCGTAATTTTGTCGTGACTGCCGATGTGACTGTTGCTACTTCGGGAACCACTTCCGTGATTGTCAGCCCCGCTGTCATTACCGGTGGCCAATTCCAAAACGTTGTTGTGACTTCCACCAGCGCCACCGCTGTTGTTACACCATTCAACAACACCGGCGTTGTCAGCCCACAGAACTTAATTTTCCACAAAAATTTTGCGACCGTGGCAACCGCTGATTTGGAATTGCCTGACGGGGTTCACTTTGCTGGACGTGCTAGTGATAAAGACCTAGGATTGTCCATCCGTGTAGTACGCCAGTATACAATTAACAACGATTCAATCCCTACGCGCCTTGACGTGTTGTATGGTTGGGCGCCCTTGTATCCTGAACTGGCTTGCCGCGTTGCAGCCTAAAAAAAGCGGGGTGGCTTCGGCCACCCTTCATTAAACACATTTAAGGAAAATCATCATGAGCAATCCAGGGCCAGCATCAACACAATCCATTCACCCTTCAAACCTTGCAACGAACCAGGCTTTGCGCCTTATTGCATCGGCCCAGGGTGTCAATTTGAACCTAGTTGCAGATACCGTTGCCCCCATCCTGGTGGCCGGTAATGTAAGCGTTCAAAGTATCATCGTTGCAAACGCATCGACCAGCCTGACAAGCGCCTATTTGGCCGTTTATACAGGCCCAGGCGCAACAGGCACAACGGTAAAATCGACTTATGCTTTGAGTGGTAATGACAGCACAACCAAGGTTGTGGTAACTGCCGCCACTTCGACTAATTCGATTACAGGCACACCCTTGTATATCCGCAACACTACCGTCCAAGGCGCAGCGGCCACCGCCGATGTGTTCATTTACGGTTACGACCTGACTTTCCAATCTTAATATTGGATTAGGAAAGCAAAGAAGCCGCCCTCAAAAGGGGTGGCTTTTTTTGCATTGTCAGGTCTATAATTTGAAAAACATTTATGAGGGCCGAAAATGCTTAACACATCGGTAATGCGCCTATCGGGCAAAACGTATCGGTTGGACTTGACCACATCGGCCAGCACGACCCTTTTGATTGAAGACACAACAAACGATCAATCCAACCTGGTCAGCCTGTTAAATACCGGAACTGGTGTCGCATCGGTTGAAATTGCCAACGCCAGCGCATCGGTTTTGACGCCTACCATTGCATCAACCGGAAATGCTGGTTCGTATGTTTTACCGGCTGCAATGCAAGGGCCAATTCTAATTGCCGCCCCACCCGCGCCCTTTTACATTAAAGGAATCAGCAGCGGCACGAATTCTTTGTTCATCACACCCGTGGAGGTTGGTTAAATGATAAATACCCCAATGCAGAGAAATGCGGGAAAAACTTATACCCTTGATTTAACAACAAGTGCAAGCACCGCATTACTGGTTACCCCTATTACTAACGATAACGTAAATTATGTTTCGCTGTTGAATACTGGTTCCGGCCTGGCTGGCGTCGAATTTGCGCCCGCATCGGCCAACCTGGTGACCCCGACTATTGCCACGACCGGCAACAGCGGTTCTTTTGTATTGCCTGGCGGCATGAATTTTCCCTTGATTATTGCGGTTCCAAAAGGCCCGTTTTACATCCAGGCGATTAGCAGCAGCACGAATACACTTTATGTAACCCCTGTCCAAGCAGATTAAAAGGGGCCGTTATGGGGAACAACGTTCCTGTTACGCAGACAACCAACATCGTCCCCGTTCAAGGCATTTTTCAGCCTGAACCGACGTTTGCCCTGATTTCATTGATTGGCCCCGCCGGAACGCCTTTTTATGCCCCTTTTAACCCCGTTCAATCAGGGTTGACAATCACCGGCAGCACAATCGACAGCAGCGTAATCGGTGGCACAGTACCCGCAGCCGGTTATTTCACCAGCATTTACGCGACCACCGGCCAGGTAACCACCAGCCCTTCGGCCGACTTGGACATTGCCAATAAGGCTTATGTCGATTCCGTTGCCCAGGGTTTGGACGTTAAGGCGTCGTGCGTTTACGCAACCACCGGCAACATTACGTTGTCCGGCCTGGCCGTTCAGGCTGGCGGCGATTGGGCATCCAGCCTGACAGCGGCCGACCGCATCCTGGTTAAAAACCAAACCGCCCAAGCAGACAATGGCATTTATGTGGCCAGCGCCAGCGGATGGACACGAAGCGTTGACATGAACACTTGGGACGAAGTGCCTGGCGCGTTCACGTTTGTGGAATCAGGGACAACCCTAAGTGATACTGGTTGGGTTTGCACATCAAACAAAGGCGGCACAATTGGTGTTACCGCCATCACCTGGTCGCAGTTTTCAGGCGCCGGATCATATTTGGCTGGAACAGGGTTAACCCTTACCGGCAACACATTTAGCATCACCAACACCACGGTGACGGCTGCCGCTTATGGTTCGGCTTCCCAGGTGGCAACATTTACCGTGAACGCCCAGGGCCAATTGACTTTGGCAGCCAGCACCAGCATTGCAATTGCAGCCAGCCAGGTTACCAGCGGCACATTTGACACCGCCAGGTTGTCCGGTTCTTACACCGGCATTACGGCCATTGGAACCTTGACCGACTTGACGGTGACAAACACCATCACCGGTTCGGTGTCCGGCAACGCTGGCACGGCCACAAAGGCCACCAACCTGGCGAACGGTGCGACGGGTTCGGTTCCTTACCAAAGCGCAGCCAACACAACCGCATTTTTGGCGGCTGGATCAAATGGCCAGGTTCTTACTTTGGCCGCGGGTGTTCCTTCCTGGGCGACGCCCACGACGGGAACCGTCACATCGGTGTCCCAAACTTTCACCGGCGGCATCATTTCGGTTGGCGGTTCGCCAATTACCGGATCGGGAACGCTGGCGCTGACGGTCGCGGGAACTAGCGGCGGCATTCCATATTTTTCAAGCGCCACGACTTGGGCGACTTCCGCAGTTTTGGCTGCCAATGCTTTAATGATTGGCGGCGGGGCTGGCGTGGCGCCTAGCACGATTACAACCGGAACAGGGGTGGTTACAGCCCTGGGCGTGAATACGGGCAGCGCGGGCGCTTTTGTGGTCAATGGTGGGGCTTTGGGTACGCCATCAAGCGGCACAGTTACAAACCTGACCGGAACGGCTGCAATCAACATCACCGGCACGGCCACAAACCTGGCTGGTGGCGCGGCGGCCAGCATTCCTTACCAATCGGCAGCCGGAACAACAGCGTTCCTGGCGTCGGCAGCCGGTGACGCAAACAAGGTACTGCAATCTAATGGTACTTCGGCGCCATCCTGGGTGACGCCGGTGGCTTATGCGTCGGTGACCGATGACACGACCACAAACGCGGTGCGTTATCCGCTGTTTGCAAGCGTTACGACGGGCAATTTGACGACCGAATACGTCAGCAGCACCAAGTATCAATTTAACCCTTTCACGGGCCTTTTGACGGCCACGGGGTTCAGCGGTTCGGGTGCAAACCTAACCAGCCTTCCCGCGGGACAACTGACCGGCACAATTCCTTCGACCGTCCTGGGCAATTCCAGTTTTTACATTGGCACGACTTCAATTGCGTTGAACCGTTCCAGCAGCGCCCAATCGTTGACCGGCGTTTCTATTGATGGCAGCGCCGGAAGCGCAACAACCGCAACAACCGCAACAAATGCAACGAACATTGCAATCACCGACGACACTTCAACGGCGGCCGACGAATACCTGGTTTGGGTGAAAAACACGACCGGAAACTTGCCCGCTTACGTGTCTTCAACTAAACTGAAATTCAATCCATCAACCGGTGTTTTCACCGCAACCGGTGGAACCGGCGGGGGCAACTTCTAATGAACACACAATGGAAAATTTTGGGGATTGAAGCCGACGGCGAATTGATTACCCAAGCGCGTTATTTTGCAGCCGCCACCGACGGCGACTTCACCGTGGAAACCGAAGGCAATTGGTTCATTCCTGAACCAAAACTGACGGTTCCATTTGCCGAAGTGACTGAAGACATGATTGTGTCTTGGATCAATAAAGCGGGCATTGAAGCGCGTTTGGCTGAACAATTGGCTGAATTGCAAAAACAAAAAGTGACCGTGCTGCCCTGGTTGCCCCAAACGTTCACACCGGAGATTTAAAAAATGGCGCAAACCGGCTATACCCCAATCCTAATTTACAGCAGCAGCACGACTACAAACGCGCCCGCTGTTGGAGATTTGACCAACAGCACGTTGGGATCGGAATTGGCGATCAACATCACCGATGGCAAATTGTTTTACAAAGATAACGCCAACGCCATCCAGGTTATTGCCTGGAAGGTGACGCCAACCAGCGCGGGCGGCACGGGCCTGACTTCGTACACCGCGGGCGATATGTTGTTTTATGCCAGCGGAACGGTTTTGTCTAAATTGGCAATTGGCGCGTCCGGTCGGTATTTGTCCAGTAGCGGCACAGCCCCGCAATGGTCGGCGCCAGCAGCCCTTACCAAAACAAACGATACCAACGTGACGTTGACCTTGGGCGGCAGCGCTACTACGGCGTTGTTGAACGCCGCTTCGTTGACTTTGGGATGGACGGGAACCCTAAGTGTGAGCCGTGGCGGCATTGGCGTTGGTACATTGACGGGTGTGGCTTATGGCAACGGAACGTCAGCATTTACCGCAGCAACCGCCGCGCAAATTGTGTCGGCCATTGGATCGACCGCGGTGACAAACGCAACAAACATCGGCATTACCGACGACACCACGACGGCGGCAACGATGTATCCTACCTGGGTTACATCAACCAGCGGAAATTTGCCGCAAAAGGTTTCCAGCACAAAACTAACTTGGACACCAAGCGCCGGAATTTTTAATATTGGCAACGCTTCAAGTGCAAATTCTAGTTTGGCGGTAGGCAATAGCGCAAATACCGGTAATGCGGCGCGATTGGGTTTAACGGCAATTGGCGGTTCAAGCAGCGGTGGTTCGTATCCTTATGTTGGTTACAACTTGGCTTTTACAGCCACTTCGACCATCAATTATTTTAGCGGCGATACAGCGGCCGCAATCCAATTTGGTCGCGCTGGTGGGCAAATTGAAACATTCACCGCCGCTTCAGGAACTGGCGGCAATGCAATTTCATTTACCGCTGGCCCTTATGTTGCGCCAGGCGGTACAAGTTGGACAAATTCGTCCGATGAACGGTTGAAAGACATTCAAGGCGAAATCACCGGCGCCCTGGACATGGTTGACCAATTCCGCGCCGTGTATCACACCTGGAAATCTGACACCAACAAAAAACGTCGCGTGTCATTGATTGCCCAGGATTTGTTGCCCGTGCTGCCTGAAGCGGTAAATGTGCCGCCAATGGAATTTGACACACGAAGCGGTGATCGTTTGTATATGGGCATCGAATACGATTATGTGATTCCCGTTTTGGTGGCTGCCATCAAAGATTTGCGGGCTGAATTTAACGCGTACAAAATCGCGCATCCATAAAAAGGAATAGAAAATGGCTGTCAATCTTTCATCATTTGCTGGCGCGGGCTGGCAATTATTCAGCAACAATGGCGTCCCGCTGGCTGGTGGTTTGATTTATTCGTATGCCGCCGGAACATCAACACCGGCCGCAACCTACACCACCGCAGCCGGTTCAATTGCAAACGCCAATCCAATCGTCCTGGATGCCTATGGCCGCACCGCAAACGAAATTTGGCTGACCGCGGGTTCGACTTACAAATTTGTGTTGAAAGATTCATCCGGAAATTTGATCGGCACTTACGATGACATTTCCGGTATCAATGATTTCACCGGTGGTTCGGCTGAAGTTTACGCTGCCCTGGCCAGCACAACCGACAATGCCAAAGGCGACGCGCTGATTGGTTTTAAACAATCCAACAGCAGCGGGTTTTTGACCGGCGCCGTTGGCAAAACAGTCAATGCAAAATTCCAAGATTACATTAACGTCAAAGACTTTGGCGCCAAAGGTAACGGATCGGATGATGACGCCAGCGCGTTTTCAGCAGCCTTTACAGCGGTGGCCACAACCGGCCAGGCCATTTATGTACCCGCCGGAACCTATGTAATTAACGGCGTTTTGTCTACCACCGGCCATTTGAATATGTTTGGCGATGGCGAAAAATCGGTGCTAGATTTTAGCGGCGTTACTTCAGGTTCGTCGGGCATTACGGTGACCGGCACGGCAACCGAAATTGAAGTGGTTTCGTCGGCCAGCGCTGGCAACTTATCGGTTGTTTTTGCAACGGCGCCAACACTTGTCACGGGCGATGTGTTTATTTTGTTTGATGACGCTGTTTTGTGGAACAGCATTCGCGCTTATTACTACACCGGCGAATGGTTGGAATGTCGAAGCGTAAGTGGAACTACGGCGTACACAACCAACCCGTTGTATTCGTCCTATTCTGCAACGGTTAACGCATACAAATTGGCAAGCAAGCCAAAAGTTTCATTTAGAAATTTAAAATTAAACGGTGGCGCCAATATGTTTGGTTTGCTGAAAATTACATTTTGCGACAAACCAATTTTAGAAAACGTGATTGTTTATAACGCAAATTACCAGGGTGTTGAAATTGATCGTTGTTATCGCCCAATGATTACAAATTGCGTTATGTATAACAAAGGCACATCAAGCGATGATTACGGGTTGATTATTAGTAACAGTCAAAAAGTGCGGGTTACTGGCGGGGATTATTATTCAAGACGCCACGGAATTACAATTGGTGGTGGTAGCGGAACTTGCGCGGTTCCAAATAGAGATATAAGAATTTCAAACTTGACAATTAGTAATGACGTAAATTCTGGTGTGTATTCTGCTGATATGCACGGCAATGTTCAAGACCTGGTTTATCAAGGATGCACCATTTACCAGGGCGGTGGATGGGGTGGCATGGACACGGGTTACGATAATTGCATTATTTATGCCGCTTATGGTGGATGGTGTGTTTATGCAAGCGAAGTAAAAGGCGGTGAATTGTTTATCCGTAATTGCAAACTTTATACCGGCGGCGATCCGTCAACAATCGGCCGTGGAATTGTTGATTGTGGGGGAAACAGTAGCGCAATTACTTCGTCAACCGATGCAACATTAAGCCTGATTGTTTCAAACAATTATGTTTATGCCAATGCCGCATCGTCAGGAACAGAGTTTATGAAGTTTGCAAGCGCTGGTTCAAGTGCGTACACAAACATTTACATTGACGGACTTGTTGGCAATGTAAATTTAATGAGCGCAATTCTTAGAACGCGCCTTGATTCAGGAACCGCTTATTCGCAAGCCATTGTGGTTGACAACATCAGCAATTTCCCCGCTGGCACTTATTTGCACGTTCCCCAAGGCGGCGCATATACGAATAAACCGCAACGCATGATGCGTCAAACCGGAAGCGTGGTTATGACAGCCACATCGGGAACCAAAACAACCATTAATGCTGGCACGACTTATAGGTATGCTTATCCAAGGCCGCCGCAAGTTGTTGTTTCCGTTGGCAGCATTACGGCTGGATTTACAAATAGCGCGGGCGAAAATGTTGGGCCAGCAATTTATCAAATTGATTCGGCAACTTTTAGGCCCGCCCTGGTTTCAACCAGTAACGCAAACTGGACGGCAACAATTGATATGACGGTCAATTATTTGTCGCAAATCGCAGAAGTTTAAAAGGAAAAAATCATGGCACTTGAAAAAACAGTCACCACCCCGCACGGATTCCAGGCTAACGGCGCGTATCACCGCGTCCAGCACGTTGGTTTCCAAAACAAAACCGGATTGAAATTCAGCCTGGTCAGTTACAAAAACAAAGACGCAAAAGTGGAATTTGCCATCCAATCAATGGGGTTTGAATACGACCTTGACGGCGCCAATCCCTATGTTCAAGCATACGAATATGTAAAAACATTACCTGAATTTGCCGAAGCAATTGATTGCTAATAAGGGGACACCATGACAACGCCGCTTGATATAGTTACCAGGGCCATGAAGGACATTGGCGCGTTGGCGGCTGGTGAAGCGCCGACCGCTGACGAAGCCCAAGACGGCTACGATATGCTGAACGATATGTGCGCCCAATGGTCGAACGAAAACATGATGACGTTCTATAAAACCGAAATCATTTTTCCTTGCGTTCAAAACCAAATCCAGTACACCATTGGCCCAAATGGCCAGGTTGGTTCGTCGTTTATCGGTTCGATCAGCGGCACAACCTTGACCGTGACGGCCAATTCAATAACCAAAGGCGCCATCACAATGGGCCAAACATTGTCGGGAACTGGCGTCGCAGCCGGAACTACGATCGTGGGCTTTGGAACGGGCGCTGGCGGCAACATAAATGCAAGCGGGACGTATCAGGTCAGCAAATCGCAAACGGTGTCCAGCACGACCATTTCCGGCTATTACGAACGACCGCTGACAATTGAAAGCGCGTTTGTTCGCGTTACAACGACCAGCAACGGCGTTCCAATTTACGGCGGTGGCTTGGATTATCCGGTGACCATTTTTGCTTTGGAAACCTATGAAATGATTGGTTTGAAAAGCCTTAACGGCCCTTGGCCAAAAGGACTTTATTACCAGCCTTCCGAAAACTTGGGAACCATTTTCCTTTGGCCAAATCCAGCCCAAGGCGAAATGCACATTTTTGCTTATACACAATTTCGCACGTTTACCGCACAAACAGACAGCATTGAATTGCCGCCTGGTTATGTGAACGCGCTTCGCTGGTGTTTGGCTGAACGTTTGATGCCAATGTATGGCAAAACAAATCAATTGTTGATGGCCAAAATTGAAGCGTTCGCAGCCCAGGCAAAAGCCACGGTGAAACGCACCAATATGCGGCCGCCGCAAGTGGCGCGTTATCCTGACCAATTGTTGATGGGCAAATCGAAAGATGCCGGTTGGATCATGGACGGAGGATTTGCGTAATGCCCGACTTTGGCTTTATTGGCCCGTCATACGTCGCGCCATCCATTTACCAAGACGACCAGGAATGTATCAATTACTTTCCTGAAATCGACCCAATGAAGCCCCAGGGCAGCCGCGGCGTGGTGGCGTTGTACCCCACGCCTGGCCTGGTTCAAGAGTATCAATTGAACGTTGCCGAGGTTCGCGGAATGCGGGCTTTGTCAGGCAATAAATACATGATGGTCGTTGTCGGCAGCACGGTGTATCAAATCACCGTTGATGGCGGCGCCGTTCAAGTTGGAACGTTGGACACATCAACCGGCCAGGTTGACATTACTGACAACCAAATTACAACCGAAGGGCTGGCGGCGTACATTGTTGACGGCGCAAATCGTTATTATTGGTACGCCACCACCAATGTGTTCAAAAAATTGCCAATCACCGACGGCCCTTGGGTTGGCGCTGATTCGGTGGACACGGTGGACAATTACATCATTTACAACCAGCCAGGAACCCAAAATTGGGCCGCTACGGACTTGGATTCGGTGTTTAGTACATCGGCCTATTACGGTTCAAAAGACGGCGCCCCTGACAACCTGGTGTCTTTGATTGTTGATCGTCGTCAGGTATTTTTGTTGGGTGAAGTAACTTCGGAAGTTTGGGTGGACGTTGGTTCCCAAATTCAAGGTTTTACAACATTTCCGTTTCAGCGCATTGCGGGAACTTCGGTGCAATACGGATGCGCTGCCAAATATTCGGTGGTTCGATTTGGTGAAAACTTTATGTTTTTGAGCCGCAACACCCTTGGCCAAAACGTGATTGGATCAATTGAGGGCTACACATTTGTGCGACTTTCAACTCACGCTGTTGAACAAACATTGTTGGGCGTTGATGTGTCGGACGCCTTGGCATATTCTTACAAATTGGAAGGCCACGAATTTTATGTGCTGACCATTCCAAACGCTGATTTAACCTGGGTGTACGACAAGACCACTCAAGTTTGGCATAAATGGCTATCGTGGGACGAAGGCGCTGCCGAATACTATCGCCACCGATCAAATTGTGGTTGCTGGTTCAACAATAAATATTACGTTGGCGACTTTGAAAACGGAAAAATTTACAGCCTAAACAATGACATTTACACGGACAACGGCAACACTATTCGCCGGTTGCGTCGCGCCCCGCATTTGACAACCGATTTGCAACGCCAATTTTTTGAAGAATTGCAAATTCAATTTCAACCAGGTGTTGGATTGAACAATGGCCAGGGCAAAGACCCCCAGGTTATGTTGCGCTGGTCAAATGATGGCGGTTCTACCTGGTCGAATGAACATTGGGTGACCATCGGCAAGATGGGCCAATATCAAAACCGCGCAATGTGGCGCCGTTTGGGTTGGTCGCGTGACCGCATTTTTGAAGTGGTGGTGACCGATCCCGTCAAAGCCGTGATTATTTCCGCAAATCTAAAAGCATCGGCGGGGGATAACTAATGCCAGCCACCCCGTCAATTTCTAACATTCCGTTTCCGCAATCTAGGTTTCTTGATTCGGTAAGTCAAGGGCCAGCGCGTGAATGGATTCAATGGCTGCAAAACCCGTCGGTGGTTACGCAAACGGTGAAATACATTGTGATTGATGGCGGCCAAATCAACGACACCATAATTGGTAACGTGACGCCAGCGGCGGGAACTTTTACATTGTTAACGGCCTTGGTTGGGATTGGCGGGGGAACATTTTGAACGACATTGACGTAATTGCTGACGTTCCGACCAAGGATCAAATTGACCGGCTGCAAGCCGAAATGGTCAAAATGCCCCAGGTTGAATTGCAAACAGAACATTATTTTGTGCCTGGAATGTATTGCCGCCGCGTATTTCGTCCGGCTGGAACGCTGATTGTTGGCAAGGTTCACAAGCAACCGCACTTTTTTTTATGCGCCAAAGGCGAGATAATTGCTTGGACGGAAAAAGGAATGAAAAAACTTCAGGCTGGTGACGTTGTGGAATGCCAACCAGGAACCAAGCGGGTGACATTGGCCACCCAAGATTCCATTGGGGTGACGATCCACAAAACTGATAAAACCGACCTGGACGAAATCGAAGCAGAATTGGTCGAGCCGGACAATACCGCATTGTTTGATTCGGGGAATAAATTGAAACAAATCATTGCGGATTTGAAGAAATTGGAAGGAACATAATATGACTTTTGTTGCAGCAGCAATCGGCGCAGCGGCTGGTTACGGTATCGGCGGCACTTTACTTGGCGCTGGTATTGGCGCCGCTGTCGGGGGTTCAATTGGCGGTTCAATGAACCAGGCCAACGCGGCCCGCGATGCAGCATCCGCACAGCAATCCGCAGCAGCCAACGCCACCGGCCTTCAGCGCGATATTTTCAACACGATTAACACGCAGCAAACGCCGTATAGATCAGCGGGGTATGGGGCGTTAAACACCCTTCAATCCATGCTGCCTGGCCAATATCAACAATATGATGCCAGCGGAAATCCAACCACAATGGCCACGGGTAACGGAAACTTAACCCGTGAATTTACAGCCGCAGATTTAAAATCAAACCTGGCGCCAAATTACAAATTTATGCTAGATGAAGGTGTGGGCGCAACACGGCAAAACGTTAACGTTGGTGGTGGCGGTTCAAACGCCAACATGGCTTCGACCAAATTTGCGGAAGACTATGCGGGAAACGCATACCAAAACGCGTTTACCAATTTCCAAAACCAACAAACCAACATTTACAACCGTTTGGCGGGCGTGGCTGGTATTGGCCAGTCTGGTCAATCGGCAACCAACACAGCCGGAACAAACTTTGCAAACGCGGCTGGTCAATTGGGTGTAGGTTCAGCAACTGCTTACGGGGCTGGCCAAGTGGGTTCAGCAAATGCAATGGCTGGACTTGGCAACAATTTTATGCAAGCCGCAATGCTGGCCAAATACTTAGCGTAAGGGGATCAAATGGCTGATTTTTTCACATCGTTCCCAAGCACGGACATTAAGCCACAAACGACAAATTTGTCGGATATGGTCAACATGGCCCGTGGCGCCCAGGCGCTTAAAAGTGGCGAAATTTCTTTGGAACAACAAACCGTTGGCAATGAGGAACAACGCAAAATTGCTGACGCCGTAAAGCAAGACCCCAATTTGTTTATGACCGACAACCGGTTGGACATGGACAAAGTAAACAAGATTATTCCGCAATTGGCGCCCCGCACCGGCGCAAAATACCTTCAGGAATACAGCACTTTGCACAATGCCCAAACAACGGCATTGGAAGCCAAACGCGGATTTGGTCAAAACATTAAATCGAACATTGGAAGCCATTTTCGAATTTTGGGCGACGCTGGCGTTGAAGACCCCAAAGCCGTATTTGCTTTGGCCGATCAATTAAAAGATCAGTACAAAGATCAGCCCGACGTTCAACGATACATTGATTCGGCAATGGTTCCGTTCAAAATGACGCAGCCAGGGCCGCACGTTTCTCAAATGCTGGTTCGTGGCGCCCAATCATTGTTGACACCAGCCGAACAAGAATCCACATTTGGGCCAAAAACCGGAACGGTGAACCTTGGCACGGACATTGTGCAATACAACCAAAAGGCACAGCCAGGCGGTTTGCCGCAACAGTTGACCATCAACACTCAACGGCCTTTAGCGCAAGCGCAATTAAGCCCAGGAACGCGCTATGTTCCGACCAACCGCGTGGACATGAACAATAATCCAACCGCTTTGGCTTATGGCGTAAACGGCGAATTGTTGGGTGAAGTCACAATTCCGGCTGGCGCAAATCCAGCACAATTACCAGGCGCAGCAAATGTGCGTCCTGGAACAATGCAACCATTGCCAGCCGCCGCAGCGCCAGCCCCCGCCACAACAATGGTTGCGCCCGCAGTTGTTGGAAATCCACCGCCCGTGACAAGTAATGCGCCGGTTCGTATGCCAGCCGGTGAAAACGCGGCAACCATGGAAGCAGCAACCAATTTGCGCTTGAACACCCGCGCCCTGGCGCAACAAGTGCCAATTCAGCAATTCAACAGCAATCAAATTATTAAGTTGGCCGACGAAGTAATTTCCGGTAAAGGTTCCGGAACACTTGCAAACCTTACCGGCGGTTATGCTGGCCTGAACGGTTTGGGCATTGGTGGCGACAACGCAACCAACCTTCAGCAATTGGGCCATTACATGGCGCTGCAAACGCAAGCCTTATCGGCCGGTACTGGCCTGGCCGGTACTGACGCTGGCCGTGCAATTGCTGGACAAATGGCCGGAACAACGGAATGGACGCCTACCGCCATCAAGCAAACCGCCCGCGTTAACCGTGCGTTATCGACCGGAACGGAATTGTTTTCCCAAGGCGTTGAAAACGCATTTAACCGTACAAAAAATCCATTTGCAGCGGCGGAATTTCAACAACGTTGGTCGCAAACCCTTGGCAATGATGGCATAAACGCAATTCGTTTGTATGATGCTATTCGAAGCAAAGACAATGAAGCCATCAAGGATGTAGTTACCCAAGCCGGTGGCGCCAATTCCCCTGGTTATCAAAGCCTAGTTAGCAAAATTTCACAAATGCAAAAATTGATCGGGGGCCAATGATGGAACCGTTAAACCTTGCCGACATTGACAATGCGGTGGGGCAAGCGTTTGGTCGCCAACCAAAACCGCAGCCAGCCGGACAGCAAAATCAATCCAGCCAAGTCAATTTGGAAGGGCTGAATCCGGCTTTGCTTACAAATTTGCAAAAAGCCCAGGCAGCATATAAACAAGAATTTGGCACAGATATGCCAATCACCAGCGGCGTTCGCACCCGCGCTGAACAACAAAAATTGTTTGACCAAAGTAAAACCGGAACGCCAGGCGTGTTTACCCCTGTCAATCCAACCGGTACACCAGGCCAGCCAACTTTTCACACCGAAGCGGTGGACATTTCAACCAAGGTTCCCGAAGCCTTTTTGAACCGTTTTGGCATTCACCGCCCGCTTGGAAAACAAGACCCCGTTCACGCGGTGTTAATGCCTGGCCAAGTGACCGGCACGGAAATGCCCCAAGGATTTACCGACGTAAAGCCTGAAAACATCAACAATGCGGTTCAACAAGCATTTACGGAAACGCCAGGGACGCCAGGCGCACCAGGAGAGCAAAAGCCAAAAGGCGTTGCCGGAAAGGTTGGCCAATTTTTGCGTGGCCAAGGTCGCGCAGCCGCCAGCCTGGCCGATACTGGTATCAATGCAATTACCGGAACGTTGGACGTTTTGGCTTATCCGTTGGCGCGGGCTTATTACGGCACACAAATGTCGCCCGAAGCCGCCGCAAAAGCAGCAACAGCCGAAAGCAGCAGCGACAAAAATGTCGTTGGTAAATTGTTTGGCGTGACTGAAACGCCCGAATACAAAGGCGAAGCCAGCCGCCAAATTATGGATTACATTGGCGCCAACATTGGCAAAGGCGTTGACGCAATTTATCAAGGTTTGCAAAGCCAAGGAATTAACGTTCCCAAAACCGATGTGGAAAACCTGGTCAACCAGGCCACGTTTTTGGTTCCTGGTGGCGTCAAAGCCGTGGCCGGAACTAAGGCCATCAAAGCGGTAACCGGCGCCGTTGGCCGCGAAGCCGGATACGTTGGGCAAGCGGTCAAAACAATGACGCCTGAACCCGTCCAGCGGGCCGTTGGAACAGTTGTCGAGGCTATTGCGCCTGGTACTACCAACATGAAACCAAAAGCAGCGCCAGCAGCCGTTCCTGGTACTGAAGTGCCTGGTTTGGAATTAAAGCGCAATGTGGACGAATTAGATCAGCGTTATCAAGAAGAACGACAGGCAGCGACGCAGCCAGCCGCGCCAGGCCAGCCCGCGCCAGCACAACCCGCCGCGCCAGGCCAGCCCGCGCCAGCACAACCCGCCGCGTCGCCGCTTGGAACAAGCAAGCCAACCGCACCCGAAACGCCATTGACCGAAGTTAAATATGCTGAAAACGGTTTGCCGTTGGACGAACAATATGCCCGCGCCCAAACGTTGAACCGCGTTTTGGGCGCCGATCATTCTGCCGACCTGGCGGCCATTGAAGGCAAAGGCAAAGAACGCGCCACAAATTATGCCGCATCAAATACGGACACATCTATTGGAAATTTTCTCAAAGAACGTTTTGCCGAAGAAAAAAAACGCCTGGCTGATTTTATTGAACGCCAGGTTAAAAATACCGGCGGCACGGTTGGCTTGGACGAAAGCACCGTTTACAAGCGCGGCAACACCATTTTGAAGCCGTTGCAAGATTTGGAAACACATTTTGACGAAGCAACCCGCAAAATTTATGCGGAACGCGACGCAATTGCCAAAGATATTCCGGTCGAAGCGCAAAACATTATGAAGGTTTTGGGCGACGAATCGTTGACGCTGGCCAACACCGAAACCATTGGTTTGACCAACATTGCCAAAGCCCGCATGAAACAATTGGGCATGATTGACAAAGATGGCAACCTATTGCCGACAGATGCCAAAACTGCCGAAAACTTCCGTCAATTCCTTAACGAAAATTGGGATCGTAAAAATGCCAACCTTCACCGCCAGTTAAAAGAAGCGGTGGACAACGACGTATTGGCCAACCTGGACACAAACACGCCGCTTTACAAAGATGCGCGGGCGTTGCATGAACTTCGCAAAAATACTTTGGACAATCCAAACGGAATTGCCAGTATTTTGGATGCCGAAGGGCCAAAGGGCATCAATCGAAAAGTGCAAATTGAAAAAGTTGCTCAAAATATTGCGGATATGCCGGTGAATCAATTTACCCATGTAATTGATACGTTAAAAGGCGTCCCACCTGAATTGCAACCAGCCGCCACAAAAGCATTGTCAGAAATTAAAGCGCAGTTTGGTAACCAATTGGCGAGTAAAACAACGCCTAAACAAGTTACGGACTACATGAACGCAAATCGTGAGGTAATGAATCGTTTGTTTACGCCTGAAGAAATGGGCAACCTACGCGATTACCACAACGCCGTTCACATCCTGGCCACCGATACCGGTTACAAAGGCGCAGCGGTTCAAAAAATCAACGTGGAACAAAAGTTAGGTTCCAAAATTGCCGAACATTTGGTTTCAAAGGGCGCCGCTTTAACCGCCGGTGGAATTACTGAAATGGCCACGGGTGGCGTTACTGCCGGAACCGCTGGCGGTGCAGCCGCATTGGCAACAAACGAATTATTAGGCCAACGCGCAGCCAGGAAACGCGCCGCAGCGGAATCCAAAGCCGAACAAAAAGCATTTGAAAACACGCAATCGCGTTTTGTCCCCATTCAAGATTTGGTTAAAAAGTGAACGACGACATGGCACAGGCAGAAATTGATCCGGTCAAATACGGTGTCCTTTGGCAAAAGGTTCAGGACTATGAACGCCGGTTTGACCAAATGGAAACCAAGATGGACAAAATGGAAAATCAACTTGAACACCTGGTCGCCCTGGCCAACCAGGGCCGTGGTGGCTTTTGGGCTGGCATGGCGTTTGTGTCGTTCATTTCAAGTACCGTAGGTTTTGCAATCAGTTGGATGAAGGGGCATTGAAATGAGTGAGGAGAAAATTCAAAACATGGAAGCCAAAGGACAATTGATTGAAAAAATCACGTTTGCTTTGCTGCCATTGTTGTTTTCGTGCGTGGTTTACCTTATGTCGGCGCTGTCAAACTTGGCGCATGAAGTCACCATCCTGAACAGCAAAATTAGCCTGGTGGTGACCAGCGACAATAAACAAGCAAGCAACACCGGCGCCGAACTGGCCCGCGAAAAATTGCGCCAGGATTTGGAAAAGGAAATCCAACGCAACCGTGACCAAATCGCGGAAAACCGGATGCACATTGCCATCCTGGAAGAAAAAGTGCCGGTCAACGGCAAAATCAAAACCCTGACCGGAAAGGACTGATATGTTTGGACTTGACGCATTGTTGAACGTCGGCGGGAAGTTGATCGACAAATTGATTCCCGATCCCGAAGCCAAAGCCAAAGCGCAATTGGACTTGGCCGCATTGGCGCAAAGCGGGGAACTGGCCAAGATGGCCAACGAAACCAAATTGTTTGAAGTGGAAATGAACAACGTGTCGGATCGTTGGAAAGCCGACATGGGTTCCGATTCCTGGTTGTCAAAAAACATTCGGCCGCTGGCGCTGATTGCCATTTTTGTGGCGTTCTTTTTGTTCACCATGATGAGTGCATTCGGCTACAACGCGCAAGAATCCTACGTGCAGTTGTTGGGCCAATGGGGCCAAATCATTTTCCTGGCTTACTTTGGCGGCCGAACCGTTGAAAAACTGGCCGACATGAAAGGCAGAAAATGAATTTGTCAGAGCATTTCACCCTGGAAGAATTGACGCACACCGACCACCGCGAATTGGACAACACGCCCAACGACGCGGAAATGGCCAACCTGGTTCGCCTGGCTGACTTCCTGGAAACGGTCAAAAAAACATTGGGCGGCAAACCGGTGATGGTCAATTCTGCATTTCGCAGCAAAGCCGTAAATGATGCGGTTGGATCGAAAGACACCAGCCAACATCGGGTGGCCGCAGCGGCCGACCTTCGCATCCCTGGAATGACGCCGGACGAAGTGG